AAGCATGCAGAAACTCTTCCATATTATGACCAATACCCAATAATTTTTCCAGTCAATTTGTATTCTGATGGATTTCTTGGAATCAATTTTCACTATCTTCCATTACCTTTACGTGCAAGACTAATGGATGCATTATATACATTTAACTCAGATCCTAAACTATCTGAAAAAGCAAAAGTAAGATTAAGCTATGGATTACTTCGTTCTGTTTCACAATTGAAATATTATGAACCATGCTTAAAAAGATATTTATATTCTCAGTTTAGATCAAAATTCATATATGTATCGCCAGATACATGGGATATTGCTTTATTTCTACCAACAGAAAACTTTATTGGTGCAACTAGCCAAAAAGTTTGGGCAGATAGCGTAAGAAAGTTAAGATCATGACATTTAGTATAGCAGATATTTCATCGTATGCTAGAGGCCAAGGTGGTTATAGCCAAGCTACACATTTTCAAGTTTTATTTACTTTACCTACTGCAGTTTCTAGTGCATATGGACCAACTGGTATTCAAAATCTCAGTATGACTGCATCAGCTGTCACTGTTCCTGGTGTAAATCTTGAGACCGTCAATATTAGAAGAAATACAATTGGATATGAAGAAAGCTTTCCGGTTTCAATTAATTTTGGAAAGCTTAATGTAGTATTCTTAAGTGATGCTAAGGGAGAATCACTTCAAGTATTCAGAGATTGGATAGATTACATTTATAACAACAATGTAGAAAAATCTCCAGCTAATCAATACTTAGTAAAATATAAAAATAAGTATACTACTACACTTCAAGCTGTTCATTATGATCCTGCAAAAAATAAGCTTATCAACTATCAATTTTTTGAAGCATATCCATCTAGCATTAGCGATGTAAATTTAAGTTGGGCAGCATTTGATACAATAGTAAGCCTTAGTGTAACATTTAATTTTACTAGATATATTCAACAAAGAGCGATTATAGCTCAAACTGCATCAGCACCTCAACGTATTGGTAGTCAATTACAAGGCCAGGCCTTAAATAATTTGACTGCTATATCTCCTCAAGTAGATCCTGTAAATGGGCTTAATGCTTTTGTTAGAAGTGCTAGTAACCCATTAATTATATAATATATTTGGAGTTTTAATAATGTCTTTACCTAAAATTAATTATCCTATATTTGAATTGACTTTACCTTCTACTCAAAAGCCTCTCAAGTTTAGACCATTCACAGTAAAAGAAGAAAAGATTCTTCTTATTGCTCAAGAAAGCGAAAACATTAATGATAAGTTGACTGCTATGCGTCAGGTTGTCAATAATTGTGCTATTAACTTGCCAATGGATATTGGTATGCTACCAATCTTTGATCTCGAATATTGTTTCTTAAAGATCAGAGCAAAATCTGTTGGAAATATTGTTGAATTGAAGTATCAAGATAATGATGATAAGAAAATCTATACTTTTGAAGTAGATCTTGACACAGTCGAAATAACTCGTGATCCTAATCATAGCACAACAATCAATCTATCATCTTCTTTAGGATTGGTTATGCAATATCCTACAGTTGAAACTATTATTGAAAGAAAAGATAAGAGTGATAAAACAGAAGATCTTATTGCTTTAGTTAAGTCTTGTATTAAGAGTATATTTGGTCCTGAAGAAGTATATACACTTGATACTGTTCCAGATCAAGAAATTGTTGACTTCATTGAATCTATTCCAGCAGATCAATTTGAAAATGTTGCAAACTTCTTTGAAACAATGCCTGTACTCAAGCATGAGCTTCATTATAAAGATTCTAATGGGACAGAGAAGACTATTACTCTGCTAGGTATTGATGATTTTTTTTCGTAGGAGTTAGTCATACATCTTTGGCTAACTATTATGTTTTGAACTTTTCTTTAATCCAAATACATAAATATTCTATTAGTGAACTTGAAGACCTTATACCATTTGAACGTGATATCTATGTAGGTTTACTTCAAAATTATATTGAAGAAGAAAATGCACGTATGGCACAAATGAGAGAATCAGGCGGATAAATGGATAGAAGATTAAATCGTTCTGTAGATAAACTTGAAGATAAAGTTGATAAGTTAGAATCAAATTTATCAAAGCTTGCAGAATCTATTGCTAAGTTAGCTGATCAAATCTCTGCAGAGAGAAAAGACCGAGCTGCAACTCGTGTCAATTCTTCTAAAAAAACTATATTTGATAGAATTGATGATGCAGAAGGCCGTGCTTTACGTAGAAAAACAAATCCAGATATTGTAAAGACACCATTAGCACCTACTGGACCAGACTATACAAATATAAAGAATATTGAGTATGTTGAAGCAACAAAGCGCTATCGTGATGCTGATACTAATAAATTTTTAAGAACAGCTGCAGCTAAAGCTGAACTTGAAAGAAGAGAAGCTGAGAAAAAGAAAGCTCAAGAAGCAGCTCAAAATATTACCAATACTACAACTACAAATAATAATACTAATTCTACTACCAATAATAAACAATCATTTAGATCATCATTTACTCAAATGGCAAAAGAACGTGCCAGTACTTATTTTAAGGGTGGTGTTGACCCTGAAACTGGTGATCGTGTACATGGTGTTGTTGAAAGAAATCTTAGATATGGTAGATTTAGAAATATACTTGAACAGCAAGCACCTGTAACAGCAAAAGCTGTTAACTTTTTATCTGATACATTTTATTCTTTAAAAGATAAAAGACATGAAGAAGAGCAAAAAGCAAAAGCTGAACAAGAAGCTGCGGCTTCAGCAGTAACACCACAAGCTGCTTCAGCAGGTAGTACATCATTTGCTAAAACTGCATCTAATCAAACTGGCCAAACTAGAAATCCTAGAGTAACAAAAATTACAGATATTAATATCAAGTCTATTGATAAATCAGTTCTTAATGACTTATCAGAAGCTATAGTTAAAGCTATGCGTGATGATACTAATGAAAAAGATGCGGAAAATATTGCTAAGGATGAAATTTCTAAATCAAAAAATGAACAGCGCAATAAAGAATCGGCTGAACTTAGAAAAGCAGATCCTATTAAGATTGCATCAAATGAACAAGAAAATGCTCAAAAAAATGAATCTAGTAAATCTGGAAATAAGCCCGGTGGAAATATACTAAAAAGTATAATAGAAAATGTTATTGGAGAAGCAGCTCTTAAAAGACTTGGTGGAGGTGTATCCAAAATTCTTGGCCGCGGCCGTAGTTTAATTGGTCGAGTATTAAAAGGCGGCGCTGCAAAAGGTGCAGTAGAAGGTGCTGAAAAAGTTGCAGCTGAATCTGCAGTAAAAGGTGGTGCAGAATCTATATTTGGATCAGGATTAAAAAATATTTTTAGTGGTGGTGCTAAAGCCGCTGGAGCTGCTGCTAGTGGTATTGCTGGAGCAACCGCAGCAGAACCTATCCTTGGAGCTGCAGTAAAAGGCGGAGGCGAATCTATATTTGGAGCTGCCGTAAAGGGCGGTGCAAAAGAACCTATATTTGGTGCACGTCTACGTACAATTGCAGGTAAAATACCTCAATATGCTGAAAGATTTGGCTTAAAAGGTGCATCAAAAATTGGTTTAAGCGGTGTAGCAAAACTTGGTTCAAGAGGTATTCCAATATTAGGCGCTGGTATTGGTGGAGCATTAGATGCATACGATGAATATAAAAAATCTGGAAATCTTGGAAAATCTTTATTTGTTGGAGGTACATCGACGCTCGGTGGCCTTGGTGGCCAACTTCTAGGTGGTGCTGTAGGATCTGCTGTAGGCCCTGGTGGAACTTTAGTAGGAGAAGTTGGTGGAGGAATTGTTGGCAATGCAGGTGGAGCCGCCGCAGGTCGTGGTATATATGATACTGGAGAATCTTTTATAAAGTCTGTATTTGGATCAGGAAAACAATCTGATACACAAAGAATGAAACCTGCAGCTCTTAGTTCTCAAACACAAAACCTTGAAAGAGCTAATAAACAAAATCTTCAATCAAAACTTACTTCTTATGCTCCAAGTTCTGGTACAAACATTGTTAATGCTCCGACAACTGTCAACAATATGACACAACAAAGTATTAATATGCCAACAATTCCACCTCGAGGATCATTGGATCTTAAAAGACTATCGCCATAAAAAAAGGGGAGCTTTCGCTCCCCTTTTCTCTTAGTCTTCTTCAGCAATCGCCTTAAGTTTTGCAAAGTAAGACATATCTTCATCTTCCTCTACAGACCAAGGTGGTGTTGAGGATTCAGGAAGACTTTCGACTGCCTTTTCTCTAATCTTAGGAGCAGATGCAGTAGGCAGAGCTTGCCTAGGTTGATCCTTATTCAAATCAAGAACAAGATTAAGCTTAGTCTTGAGATCATCATAAGACTTGAAGTTACTAGGATCAAGGAAAGTGTTCAGAGAATAACACTTATTCCAGATCTTTTCAAGTTCAGAATCATCATCTGAAATTGCACTTGCAGGAGAAAATTCAGACTTATCATAGTTGCGATAGCCTTCAAACTTACGAATCTTAAGCTTGAAGTTTGCGCCAGTCCACATATTGAAAGGATCAATGGCTTCTTCATCTTCAAATTGAGGATGCATCAGATCCTTGATCTTATCAAAGATCTTCTTACCATACTTATAAAGGAATACCTTTCCTTCATTTTCAGGATGAGCAGGATCCTTGACAACCAGAATATTAGAAATAAAATGCAGGCGCCGCTTTTGATCGCGAGCTTGCTTACGTGTCGGAGAATTATCATCATCCGAGATATTCCACAGTTGAGAATTATATTCTGCAACAGGGTCAGGCTGATTAATTGTAGTCAGGGAGTTTTCAATATACCACTTACCAGTAGGACCCTGGAATCCATGATCCCAGATTCTAATGAAGGGCAGATCTTCTCCAGAAGGAGCCGGAAGGAAGCGGATTGTAGCTGAACCGTTACCGGCCTTATCTACTTCTGGCTTCCAGAAACGGTCTTCATCAGAAGCCTTAGTATTAGGAGCGCCGATCTTTTCAAGCTCCTTAGTGAGCTTAGAAAGAGAAGAGTCGCTCGAACGCTTTAGTGATGCAAAATCTTGAGGCATTGTATGTATTTCCTTATATGTTTGTTGTATGAGCAGTGTATGATTTGGAGCGGTATATCGGATTCGAACCGGTTCCGTCAGCTTGGAAGGCTGAGTCCTCTCCCAGGAGAAATACCGCAACATAGTTATATATTAAAATATTCACTAATTAATGTCAATTATAAAGTATTAAATGTGAGATATTTCTTTGGCCGTGGTGGCTTAGGTGCAATAACTGGAACAATATTTGTATGATAGGTTTCAACTTCTTTACTAAACCAATCTTGTTCCTTTTGATAAATTTCTTCTAATCTATTTTCAAGATTACAGATTTCATCACATGGCATATCTACAATTGGGAATGTACGCTTAGCAAGAATTGAAATGCCACATCTACGATCACCATTACCATGCGGAATATCTATCACATCAAAGGTACCATCAAAGAACTTAGTTCTAAGATCAATCATAAATTCCCGACAACCATCAATTCTAAGTGTATCATGGAATACAATTGTACCTACTTCAGATAGCTTTGGATAAATTACACTAAAGTCATTAAGAACGCCATCATAAGAATGGCAACCATCAATAAAAGCAAAATCAATTGTAGGAAGTGCTTCTATCGCATTTCTAAATTCTTGAGAAGTAGAATCCATCTGAGTCAGAGTAAAATTATCAAACTCTTCAGAAGTCAAATATCTTTGACATTCTTCCTTTGAAGAAAATGCATGGAATTGGTCATTAAGACCGTGAGTAGCCCAAAGATCAAAACAGTGTACGTGACCACCAGTCTTTTGAGCACCAGCACATAAAAACTTTGTAGTTGCGGCATATGCTGTACCAACTTCAACTACTGTCTTATACTTGTTTAAAGAAATTAGACTCTCAAAGAGTAATCCGTGTTCATTTGCATAATCTATCCAACTCATAAAAATCTATCCTTTATAATGTTTTTAATTTTGAAAAAGTCATAATCTACAAATCTTGAGTATTTTAATACTGTATTATATATATCTGGCCAAAGTGAGGTATCAGTAATTTCTTTCTGCCATTTCGGTAAAAAGGTTAATACGCAATTAAGTAGTATCAGTGTTTCTATACAGATCTTTTTTCTCAAATATAAAGTCAAGAGATGTGGATATTGTCCATCTTCAATTTTTAGATTTTTATCTAAATCATCATCAAGTTGAGATAACTCTTGTGAAAAAATATAGGATATTGATTCCTTTTTCTTCAACCAATCATTATATGCGTCATCATATTTACTATCATTGACAAGATCGCCGATCCATATATTGTGTCCATATTCAATAAAGTTTGCAACCAAAAAATATAATGGATCGGCTTTCTTTGATAGTTTGTGAAAGAAGTATCTATCTTTTCTAGTCTCTAAAGCTTTTTTAGAAGCATTAGTTTTACCATTATATTTGAAATAGTCATACCCACTATTGGGTGTGAAATGTCGCTTTAGAGCTAGATATAGTGTATAAGCTTCAAATGCTTCCATTACATATCTAATCGCGCAGTCTTTGGCAAGAAGTTAAGATTCTCAAATTCAATCTGGACCTTACCCTTCATGACTTCATTATTTTTAATCAGTGGACCGATACTTTCAAGTTCAATATTATTCTTTTCACAGTACATAACAATAGCATCGATATATTCAATATCGTGTTTCCAAACTAAT